GCCCGATTTCCCAGTTACGTATACCGAGGGCTCTGGGCCACAATAGGATACAAAAGCTTTGGGGGCCTGTGGTTTGCGCGTAGTTGCAAGGGGACCTCAAGTGAGATTATCTCACACCCACTAGTGTTCACGAGCGTCGGGCAGGTTAGCATCTGTCGCACTAGTCGATCACTGCGGGATCGTAATACCGTAGGGGATGTGGCCATCCATTAAACCACCAAGAGCCGTCTTGCACTCAGGCACCCGTGGCAGGGTAAACCACCGATTACTCACAATCAACTACCATGGCCACAATCAACGCAACAATCGATGTCACAGAGCGATTGCCCAGCGAGTCCGGCTGGGTCCAGTTTAAGCGTTGGGTCCTCAACAAGTTTGAGAAGTACGCAATTTGCGGGTCACTGTGTGACTTTAGTGAGTTGCAGTGCTACCGCACTGATCAGCGCGTCCGAGCGTGTGTGCGGGCCGAAATGCGCGAGCATGTCGGTTACGAGAGTCGGGAGACGTGTGTCACCAATGTCATCGACACCGTCTTCAAGGAGACTGGGTATGACCTTGCGGACTTAGGGTCTATCCGTCTGGCGAACAAGGGGGTGAGGCGTACATCTAGGGAGTGGGATGCGTACTTTGAACGCATGGGTGTAGACCCGCTCGCCGCCATGTCAGGTGGCCAAGCCAAGATAGTGCCCAAGTTCGCCGCAGCCTGTGCTTTGCACATCCGCACCAAGCTGGGTGCACTTGCGAACAACGAAGCGAACGTGCTGCTGGTGCAGCGCAAGTACCTGGAGTTGTGTCGCAAGCATGGTGTGCGAGACGTGGACACGGTGCTTCATCAGGGGTTCGTGATGAATGCCGTGTTTACCGAGAGCGTCCTCGATGACATTGCAGCGTCGCGTAAGCGACTACCGGCGTGGATCAGATGGTTGGAGGAAGTGCCAGCCACTGGATCTATTCCGGCTGCAGTGTGCTGAGGGCGCCCGGTGAAGGTGCGCGGATGCCAAACACGCTTGAATGACGTCTTGAGGGAAAGAGTTAAGCGGGAGTGTAAGGGATCGTTGTGCGTGCGCCGGAACGGGCTGTCCTGCAAGACTCGTGAGTTCACTGTTCTCACGGGACTTGGCCCAGATCACAACCTGGGAGTTTACAATAATAGTGTGGACACCATAGAGCGCGCCTTTGCAGAACGGTACTTTCTCTGCAAAGATGTGGAAGGCTTCAGGCCCGCGTTCGAGGTTGGTCCCTCAAGCTATCGAACACCTGAATTTAGCGCATTCAGGCGGAGAGTGATGGAATGCATGCCACGTTTGCCCGTGCTAACTAGTCAGCAGGTTGTTGACTCTTACCGCGGCCCGAAGAGGCGTGTGTATCAAGATGCACTCTATAGTCTAGAAAAAGACCCACTGACAGAGAGAGACTCTCACCTGTCGGCGTTCGTTAAGTTTGAGAAGCAGGACGTTGAAAAGGCGCCGCGCGTGATCAACCCGCGCAGCCCTAGATACAACTTGCGGTTAGGCAAATACCTAAAACATGCCGAGCACAAATTTTTCCGTGCCATCAACAAAGCGTTTGGTGCGCATACGTATGCAACTGTCGTCAAAGGGTTAAACGCTGACGAAGCTGCACGCGTGCTTGTCGAGAAGTGGGAGCGGTTTTCCAGACCCGTGGCAATTGGTCTGGACGCTTCCAAATTCGACATGCACGTGAGTGTGCCCGCCTTGCGATACGAGCATTCGTTCTACGAAGCCCTGTTTCCCGGGAACAGGCACCTCCGGTGGCTGCTAAAGATGCAGCTGCGCAATCAGGGGGTGGCTCGTGCACTCGATGGTACCGTGAAGTTCTCGATGGAAGGGACACGATGCTCTGGCGACCTAAACACCTCTCTGGGGAACTGTTTGATCATGTGTGCGCTCGTTTGGGTGTACGCAGAGGAACGGGGTGTTGAGCTCGAGTTGGCCAACAATGGAGACGACTGTGTCGTGTTCATGGAGGCGTGCGATGAAGCGCGCTTCAAGGCTGGCTTGAGTGAATGGTTTGTTAGCAAGGGGTTTGCGATAACCGTAGAACCGACGGTGGATGAACTGGAGCAAGTCGAGTTCTGCCAGAGTAGGCCGGTGGAGCTGAGCACTGGCTGGCGGATGGTACGCAATGTGAGCGCATGCCTTAACAAGGACCCCATGTGCCTGCTTAGTGTACCCAACGACAAGGTCTACCGGAAGTGGCTCGCTGCAATCGGAATGTGCGGCAGCCGCTTGGCAGCGGGGGTACCCGTGTTGTCTGAGTTCTATGACGTGTTTAGCAGAGCAGGTTCAAACTGCTCTGAAGGCATGTTGCGAGAAGTATTTAAGAACCGCTCACAGTTGCACCTAGCGCAGGGTTTGAGTGCCGGAAGTGTGGACGCGCGATCGCGTGTGTCCTTCTACTACGCTTTCGGTATACTGCCCGACCATCAACTAGCAATGGAGCGGTTCTACCACCAAGCTACCATCGGACCTCTAGTGGCGACAGCGATTGACCGTGAGTGGTTGGTCGTGAGTCCCGGGGTTAATGTTGTCACAGAGTCCAACTAGCAACATGGTGAAGCAACGTCAAATGACTAAGAGTAAGAACGACAAACGACGTGTCGAGCGTCAAGCGAAGGGGCTACGGCTGCCCAGCCGCTTCCCGAGGCCCGCTGATGATGTGGTTTCGGCGCGCATTCGGTTTTCGTATGCGCTGGTTGCGGCAACCGGTGCGCCTTTCACCACGACTAAGATCATTGCACTGGGTAACGGGACAAACACTGGGGACTATGTTTTCCTCAATTCCCTGAGCTCAGTCTTTGCTGCTTACAGTGCGATTTACTCGCGCTTCGTGGTCACACAGCTGCGGGCAGCGCTAAAGACAACCGGCATCGGTACCGGCAACGCTTTGGCTGCTGTCAATTACACACCAGGGAACACGGGATTTTCAAACCCGCCAACCGTCCTATCCGACGTGGCCCAGGCCGTGCACTTTTGTGACGCGACCATGGGTTCACCCGGTGCATTCATGGTAGATGCATCGGAGTACTTCAATGACTGGAGACAGACGATTGATGCCGACAACTCGGACGCCCAGGCGGGTGTCTTGAAGGTGTACGGTGTGGGATCCTCGGGTGCAAGCAGCATCGGCATCCTCGACGTAGAGATGCTGGTCCACTTCTGTGGGTTACGCATCATTGACGCATAGGCGTAAGTAGGAGTTCTTAGTTCAGTTTAGGGATGAGAGTTGTTCCAAGGTGAGGACAAGGTAGGTATAGCCACGTGCATGTATCACATCGTAACGATCAGCGATGTGTGTGGACAGCATGCAGCTGCGGAGATCGGTACGGACCAAGTCACTCACGCTCAACATGACCTAACTGCACTGCAGTCAGCAAACTGCTAAAGATCTGACGGTCCAGCGTCACATTGTCAGCGAAAGCATCTAGAATCTGGAAAGTTGCCTCGAAATCTACGGTGGGGGAGGCGGACACACCCAATACACAACGTTGAGAAACGAAACTGCACTTCGCGTGCACCCCCAC